TTATTGGAATATTGTATATAATTTATAGAAACATATTCACTTGGTGCCAATACCAATACAGCACTGAAGCTTGAACCCTTAAAATTAATTACTGAGCTACTGACAATATTGCTTCCGTTTGCTACGACATTTTTTGTCACAAAAATGCAGGGTTGGTCTCCTGAAAACTCAATGCCGTCGTTGTCACTTGTTAATTGTCCTGATACTAATATTGTTAATGATTCTTGAGTTATATTGGTAAATTTACCAGTTAATACATCGTATATACAGTCTATTATTCCATTACAATTTTCAAGGTCTATTGTATCATACAATATTGTTTTAATTATATTTTCAGGGACAGGTGTGTTATTTGCCAAATAATATGATACTGTGGGAAGCACACGCTGGACAGCTGGTGGACCTGTTGGACCTATCTGACCTGTGTGACCAGTTATACTTTCACCGGTGGGGCCGACTGCTCCTGTTGGCCCGGTAAGCCCCTGAGAACCTGTATCACCGCGTGGGCCGGTATAACCTTCCATACTTGCACCGGTAGGACCGACCGCTCCTGTAGGACCTGTAAGTCCCTGAGAACCTGTATCACCCCGCGGGCCTGTATAACCCTCCATACTTGCACCAGTAGGACCGGCCATGCCTGTTGGCCCGGTAAGCCCCTGAAAACCTGTATCACCGCGCGTACCTGTAGGACCGGCCATACCCGTAGGACCGGTTATGCCTGTTGGGCCGGTAAGACCCTGGAAACCTGTATCACCACGTGGGCCTGTGTAACCAGGCATACTTTGACCAGTAGGACCAGTTGTACCTGTGCAACCTGTTGGACCTAACACATTGCTGAGCTGAGTAAAACTTATACGTGTTTTATATTTGCCGCCTAATACATTTATTAGATTATTGGAATATTGTATATAATTTATAGAAACATATTCACCTGGTGCCAATACCAATACAGCACTGAAACTTGAACCCTTAAAATTAATTACTGAGCTACTGACAATATTGTTTCCGTTTGACACAAGATTTTTTGTGACAAAGATGCATGGCTGTGGTCCTGAAAACTCAATACCGTCGTTGTCACTTGTTAATTGCCCTGAGACTAATATTGTTAACGATTCGTGAGTTGTATTTGTAAGTTTACCAGTTAATTTATCGTATATACAATCGATTTTTCCATTACAATTTTCAAGGTCTATTTTATCATACAATATTGTTTTAATTGTATTTTCTGGGGCCAGTGTATTATTCTCTAAATAGTATGAAACTGTGGGCAGCACGCGCTGGACAGCTGGTGGACCTGTGGGCCCCATTGGTCCCGTGCTACCTGTCATACCCAGACCGGTAGGTCCTGTGGCGCCTGTATTGCCTGTGGCACCTGTATTGCCTGTGGCGCCTGTGATGCCTGTTGGGCCTGTGTTGCCTGTTGAGCCTGTGGGACCCGTTCGGCCTGTGGGACCCGTGTTACCTGTGGGACCCGTTAGGCCCGTGGGGCCGGTGTTGCCTGTTGAGCCTGTTGGACCCGTTGTGCCTGTGGCACCTGTTGACCCAGTGTTACCCGTAGGTCCTGTGTGGCCACGCTTATTTGCATTACTTTTTCTGGCCGCTAAAGAATTAAATGTTGCAGTAAATAATTGGGTTCCAGATGGAGAAACCAACCAATTTATTCCATCATGACTATAAATGTTATAGCCGGCTACGCCCTTTTGTCCAACAATATTCCAAACAGCAGAGTTCCATGTAATATCTTTGGCTGTAAAATTAAATACAGCACTATTCAAGCCTGGAATCCACGTTATACCATCATTGCTTATCGCCGTAAGAAAGCCGTTGCCGCTGCCAATTGCTATCCACTTTGTTCCATCCCAATCGGCTGAAACAAAGTTTGTAAAAATGCTTTCTAATGAGCTATTTTGATACCATGTTTTCCCATTAATGCTATAGGCGGCAACTGCAGGCGTATTTCCTAACGCAAGAAATATAGAACCATTCCATTGTAGGTAAACACACTTTGATGCTCCGAAAATTCCACTAATATAGGAAGTTTGCGTCCAATTAAGCCCGTCAATACTACCGGCAGATGTAGTGCCACCAGAACCTTCGCCAATTGCTGTCCAATACTGTCCATCGTAATCAATATATACCGGCCCTGATACAAATATATTATTTGCGGATTCTATTGGGCTCCAGTTATATCCATCAACACTGCTAATAAGAGAATTGGAACCTGTACCTGTTGCTATCCAAATATTGGGCGCCCATTTAATATTTAGTATACTGATACTAAATAGATTACCATTTGTTGCGGGCGTCCAAATCATACCATCAGGGCTCACAACAATTGTTGGAGTTTGTGAATTATCTAAACCACCAGCAATCCATATTGACCCATTCCAAGCAACACATGTGCCTATGCTTAAAAACTGAATAGCTGAAGGATTAGTGCGCCATACCTTACCATCAAATGTATAAGCAATTATATTATTGTCGCCGCCAACACCCACACAAAACGTTTCAGTTATTGAGTTGTCTATGGGATAGCCGTTCCATAATAGTTGATTTGTGCTGGAATTAGTTAATTCACCAATTACCGAATAATCATCTTGCGCATGAAGTTGTAGGCGATTATACACATCAGCAACATGCATTTGGACTGTTGAGAAGGAAAGGGTGGTCGCTATTGTTGATGGATTTGCACCTGGCGAAAAAAATTGTATTAGACCTTCACTTGTAACTTGTGATACACCAGCATATACACGTGTTAAACCGGCGCCGTCGTTTAACACAATATTACCTTCGCCGGTAGTTTGAGTGGGGTATATATCTACGCCAGCTATACCAGTATTTTTAGTAGTTAATGATATATGTTGGGCTGTAAGATTAACATTTGGCCCATTAATTGATAAGAATTGTGTAGCTGAATTATCTAAATAACGATATTGCATAAATGCAGGGCCGGCGGGGTCGGGGCAAAATTCAAAGCCATACGATGTAGTGCTATGCTGGATAGCTACGACTTCTGACCCCGTGTCGGTTGTAACCATTTTGATACGAGCAGTCAATGGGCCATTTGTGCCGCTGAAAATATTTTCAGTTATTGACACATAATTATATAGATTGGACGGCAATGACATCCCCCTATTTACGTTGATTATTCAAAAATGAGACTTAGTCCGCAAAAATTATTTTACCTCTGCCGTCTTTAATTTCAAATATATTCCAGGCTTCGCCATATATATAAACATATGTTTTGCGGGTATTTGTCCGGGGGTCGGTAGCAATTGCGTCCAGGGTAATATATAATAGCGATGCATCCGTTCGGCTCATGTTAAAAGTTCCCATAGGTCGTGTACTATCTTCGGGGCCAAACGTCAGTGTATATATATTAAATGGATTCCCGTTAGGATCACGGCCCTCTTTTTGGTTTTTATAGTAATTAGCAACATCACGCCAAATAGTAACCGGCCATTCATTTAAGCGGTCTTGAGTGCCCATGTTTAAACGAAGTGTTCGGAGAAAGGCACTGGGTCCACCAGGGGGCGCATTAGTTTGGTATAACTGATTAGCTTGAATCGATGCATCTGTTACTAAACCAACCGTCAGCCTTGAAACGGCGCCAACAAAATCTAAGGGGATTGGAATTGACACCGGGGAGTTTGTATTTACAACAGGATACCACTTGTTATCTTCAATAGTGTGTTCAACTAACTGTGTTTGGATAAGCGGAATACGTAATACTGTATGTCGTAAAAATTCCTGGGCGTCACGTGGTATATAAATCTGAGTTGTTTCAAGAGTCATTATAGGTCCACCAATTTTTGAACGCTGTAATGTGCGAAAGGGCTGGGGACTGGTGCCAGCAGATGTTTGTTGTAAAAAATTACGGTCCCATGGTTGTGGTTTTAGACGCCCATCAGAGGCTTCTATGACCTCTTCTAAACGTCGTAAATGCACACGAATACGAAATCGTTGGCTAGATAGTGCTGTCATTGGAAAACCTGCATCATCTGGAAACTGATTGCCCATTAAGGGCAAATAAACACGAAGTCGGCGTGGAGTTGCAGCTTTACCTATTGTGGCTCGACTTGGGCGATGACGACCACCTACAGCGCCATATATACTGGAATTATCACGCATACTTATGCGCCATTCCATCCACTGGCCCCAAAATTCGTGCATTAAAATTTGGTCATTAAAAAATTGGACCTTTTCTATCATTAATGCACCAATATCCTGAGTATATCCATATTCCACTCCATCTATATCAGTAGTGTAAGATGTTGGATTAGCAGCGGCCTGAGGGGGTGGCAGCCATGTTGGTAAATCAATCAATAGAACAGGTGTGCGCATAATGTCACCTATGGCTTCTATGTCAAAATCTACCCAACGACCCCACTCGGGATTATTACGCGGTTGTGTATGTCTAATTTCTTGCGTAAATGCTGGGGACCGTGGATATACACTATGAAAAAAACTGACTTTTGGATTTTGTGTAAAAAATGTGTCCTTTTTACCACGAGCAACAAGGTCCATTAGGCCCCCTCCTGTTGCCATATCTACTTATATAGCAATACTATATGTTAAGCCCTGGGTGCGCGCGTTAAATATTAGAGGCGTTAAATTTTATGATTGGTGCTTCATTAATTTCAAACTGCTGCCATAAATTTGTATCCCGGTTTATAAACCATAAAATATAAATCTCTTATATTAGAGATGTTTAATAAAACATTGTTGGACATATTATTAATATTGATAGCAATTTTTTTGTTATTACTTTTATTTATAAAAACTTACAACATAGAACATTTTGCCACCCTTCCTTCTACGGCTTTGCTTGGATTGGTAAATCAAAATTTAAAAAGCGAACAGGAGCTTTCTGCAAATATACTGTCTACCGCGGAGGCAGAAGTTAAGGAAGGCCAAGCTGATTTTGAGCAGGCCACTGCTAATGAAGCCCGTGCGCAAGCACAGCTGGAAGCGGCAACGGCAGAATTAAATTTACGTAAAATAAATTATAATAAAATTAAAGAAAGTCTAGAAAAAAGTCTTCCACCCCCGTCCTATGCTTGAGATTTATATTACAATTTCAAGTTATGCCTTTGAATAAAAATTTAGCTTTTTTTTTGCTAAATTTTTAGCACCGGTCTAAGGCCTACATATTTATACTTATACAAGCATTGATTGATGTCTGTTGTATCTAACATGGAATGTGGTTCAGTGAAAGGCACCGACATACAACCTATTGTGGCGCCGATTGTGTCTTTGGATACGTTGCCCCGTGAACCGTTGCGGCCAGTATTTATTACATCTATACGCATGCCTGAACAACAAATATGGACAAATGGGCTTTTTCAGAATATTTTTATGCTGTATAAACTATTTGAGGCTGCAGGTTATTTACCATTTCTGCTTGTTGACGATAACAAGAAAAATCCTGATTCAAAGCTATACGAACGCTACAGAACTATTGATGCACAGGGTTGGGCTGACAAGCCGTTTTTTATCTATGCCTACATTGAAATGGGTATGTCATGTGGTCCACAAATACGCCAATTGTTTAAAAAGGCGGGCGCGCGCATGTTTAAATTGTATCTTGGTAATATCTTGAACATTGATATTGAAACACCGTTATTTCACCCGCAAACAAACTTCTGTCATCACATGGTAGGAGATATTGATACTATTTTGGTGTCTCCACATTATGACTTTCATCAGGAGTATGCAGCGGCAGTCAATAAGGCGTATCCAAACGTGAAAATCGCACCCTACGTATGGGAACCTTATTATGTCAGTGACATGGCAGATACTTATAAGCATAGGGCAACAGGGCCATATAGTTTTACAATTATGGAGCCTAATATTAGTTTTCAGAAATCGTCGTTTATACCCATTATGATAGTTGAATCATACTTTAGACGTAATCCCGATTTAGTTCATGAGGTTGCTGTTGTAAATGGAAATAAATTAATGGAATCGGCGTATTTCAAACACACAATTTTGCCTACATTGGATATTTTTAAAGCTGGAAAACTCCACATGTTGCCGCGCGCCGATATTAAAAATCTTAATAAGACGTTGAATTCTCATATTGTTATTCAACATAATGTTAACAATGAATATAATTATGCATTTTTTGAGCACTTACTAATGGGGTTTCCTGTTATACACAATTGTGCAAAATTCAAATCATGGGGATACTATTATAATGAAAATGATATTGCTGATGGGCATAAACAAATAGATGTTGTGACGGCCAGTCATATGTCGCGCGCAGAG